TATATTGGCATCATTGATGTAGAAAAAGAATACTTAACTTTATGTTTCTTTAATTGATTACCAACATCCATAAATGAACTAGCTTTAGAAACTAAATCTTCGATAACATCTAACATACCATCGTACTTACCTTCGTTAAGTGATTCAACAATGTTATCTTCATATTTACCATTTAATACTATTGCTGCACCACCTCTATGATTCCACCACGTTGTGTGTGCCTTATCTAATTTCATTAACCCTGCTTTAGATGGTCTTTTAACTAATGATTCTGCTACTTTAAGTAATTGTTTTAATTCACTGTAAAAGGATTTTAATTTATCTTCGTTACCAGCAGTTGGTTTGAACTTATGTTTTAAAGTTGCGTTGATTGAATTAACCAATACAGGACCCATTGTACCCACTACTTCTTTTACATCTTTATTTTCACGTACTACTGCTCCATACATAGCACTAACATTATTATAAATAGCTTCTGCAAATCTCATCCCTTTGGAATCTTTTGATTTTGCGTTTGCTTCGTTTACATTATCTCTCATAGCTTTAGATAAAGTTTTAATATACTTTAATTCTTCTTTAGCACCTTTGTGTTTAGCGTATCTATCTAATCCAAAGTGTCCCATAATACCTAATGATAAGTTTAATCTACCTTTTTTAGCATTTGGATACTTTCTACCATACGGAGATGAGTTAAACCAATCAATCATAGCTTGTGCCATTTCTTTTGATAGTTTAATTCCTTCTACTCTATCAGTATTACCTTTTACAACCTGCTTTAATCCACCGATTGCTGAGATTTCGTTAAGTGAGTTTTTTATATCAGTTAATTTCATTTATTTCTCCTAAATAGCACAAACACCATCAATTTCACAGATGATATCTCTAACTAAAGTATTAATTTTCTTATATGATGGAGTTTTACCCTTACCCACTACTGATTCGTTTACAGGTCTCATAAATGCACCATGTGTTGATGGGTTTGAAACAAAATCCCAACAAATCAAATCAAAATCATCTTCTACAGTAACAGATTTACCATTACTAGCTTCTTTTACAGAACCCATACCTCTTGAAGAGATACCAACAGTACAACCTGCCTCTAAAAGTTCTTTAAGGATGTTCCCTGCTGGAGTTTTGAGTACTTCTACCTTACCCATTACATCATCACCCTTCCAATATACATCTCTTACGATGTGAGAAGTATTTTTTAGTTCAACTACAGAAGATTCAGGATGGTCTAACTCACCAAACGCTCTATTTTCTTTAATTTCTCTACCTTTGTACTTTTCAACTTCTCTTTCTAAGATTGAACGTGGATAAACTCTACCATTTTGATTTTCTGCTTCAGCACGTTGTAGGACACCATTAACAATCAATCTACCATTGTTATCTTCCAATGATTCGTTGATTTGCCTTTTAGTCATAGTAAAAGGAATTGTATCTATAAGTAATCTGCCCATTATGCTCCCCAAACTTTTCGCTTTCTATATAAATCAAACATGATTTGTGCTACTTCATATCTTATAAGTAGACGAATATTCTCCAAATCCTTATTTGAAAGCTCTTCTTTTAATATTTTCTTTTTTAAACTCATGCTGATAGCTCTTTTAGGTTTCTAGCTACCTTTAACATACGTTCTGAAATCTTGCCGAATCTTCTTTTAGTCGATTCCCAATATTGACCAGAGTGAACACCTGCTTCAGTTTTTAGTTTGGCATTTTGATTAACCATTCTTTCTAACTTAAACATCATACCATTGATTTCTTTAATAGAATCGTTTATTTTCTGATGTTGTTTTCTGGTATCATCTTTTTTAAATTCTTTATAAGATATTTCGTTAATCTTCTTTTCTAATTTACTTTCCAATGATTCTAATTTTTTTGTATTCACTTTACTCTCCTTTGATTTCTTATATCCTAACACTTCGATGTGTTCATCATCTAAGTCATCCTCATCTTTACTCTTTGCAAATGCATTGGGAGTTTTTACAGGACCTTCACCACCATCTAAATTAGCAGTTACATTAGATTCTTCTATCTCATCAAACTTATCTTCAATTTCTTTGATTAAACTTTTCATTTGAATACCCTTTTCAGCTCATTATGTAATTCTGTATATCTTAGTAGTGATAAGATTTGAGATTCTGTGATTACTTTAGATACTTTTACCTTAGATATTAACTTTACAACCTCATTTATTTTAATCTGAGTAACTTTATCAGTAACTTTAATTGCTTTTATATTTTTTGATAGAGAATTACACTCTCTTACTACGAATTTCTTTAGTTTTTCAGAATTATCTACTGAGTTTATGTATTCTCTAAGAATATCTTGTTGTTTATCAGTTAATGTAGTATATTTGTTGTTGAAATTCTCAACTAACATCTTCCAAGCAAGTAATCTTACTTCTTTTGGTTGTTTTGAATATGATTCGTTAATTGTAGATACAACTTTATCTGAAGATGTGGATTCTTTTGATAGGGATTCTAATAATGTAGATTTACATTCAATATATTCTTTTGGGTTATCTGCATTGGTATGTTCAAACAACTTATATATAGATGCGTTCTCTTTGTAGTTAGTTACTCTATAGTTAAAAAAGTCCTCTAATACAAAATTCTTTTTAATTGCTTTAATCAAATTGTACTTCTGTCTATTTAAAACAGATTCATTTAATTTTTTACGTTCACTTAGAATAATGTTTACGAATTCAGATGCTTTGTACTCTGAGCTAAATGATTCCTCTACCAAAGCTTTATATAATTTAAGCTCTTTAGCTAACTCTGTACTTTTGCCAAAATGTTCTCTTATAGTATAAGTAGCTTTAGAATCTCTATTATTTAAAGTATCAGTACTAATCTGTCTTACCAATAATTCAAATAGAATCCCAGTGTTTTTGTACTTACTATGTTTTAATTTTCTCATTTCGTTCCTCAGTTTTCGATAAAAGTAACTATGTATTTTGTTATAAATATTATAATTTTAAGAATCCAATATGTTTTTCTCATCCAATAATGATAAACTTTCATCATTGGTATCATCTTTAAGAGATTCTATTATTATTTTTTTGGTTTTTCCAGTCTGTTTCATACGACTAATAACTGCATCAATTTGTTCTTGGTTGATAACAGAAGTAGCGTTATATCTTTCATTCTTAGATAATGATTTGTTTCCTAATGGGTCTCTACCAAATGGATTTTCATCCGTTCCATAATTACCACTTTCCTTAGGTCTACCAGCTCCTTCAAACCCACCCTTTGGTGCACCACCAGCATCTTCACCCATAGAACCACCACCGGCTCCAGCTTCTTGAGTTGTTAATACAGCTAAATCATGTGGAGTACCAAATGATTCTCCAGTCTTAACTGGGTCGTTACCTTCTGATTCAATCTGTTCGTGTCTAAATCCTAACTTTAAGTCATTGATAACTTTAAATTGTTCTTCTTTCCACTCATCTTCACTCATATTAAAGATGTTTTTGTAAACCCATTCTTGAGATACCATTTTTAAATCTTTGATATCACTTGCTAATGTAACTTTTTCAGACCAAAGGTTTGCTTTCTCTTGCTCATATATAATAGATGGGTTTGTAAGTTCTAATTCAAAGTTTACTAATTGCTCATCTGAATACCCTTGTGAATATAAATGTACAATTGCAATCTTAGTTAATTCTGAAAGTACAATCTTTTGGATTCTTTCTACAGAACGAGCAAATCTAATATCTTCTTGTGCTAATGTTGCTTTACCTTCAACACCTTCTTCATATCCAATAAATGCTTTTGGAACTTTAAGTGCTGCCATCATTCTATTTCTTAGGTATTCAATATCATCAATACCACCAAACTCCATTCCACTTAGGGAATCAATCTCAGTACCACTTTGTCCACCTCTAACAGGTAGATAGTAATCTTCCAACATATTCTGCATATTGAATTTAAGATTATAATCACCAGTAGTTTCATCTATATACGGAGTTTTCTTCATCTGGTCTATAATATTAGCCATATATGAATCAACTTCTGCAGGTGGGATGTTTCCGATATCAATTTTAAAGATTCTTTTCTCAGGAGCTCTCATAATTCTATGAATCATCATAGCATCTTCCATAAGAGTTAGTTGTTTCCAAGTCTTTCTTGCACCTTCTAATAGTGAACGACCATAAGGAAGGAAGTTTGTATCTGTAAGTAATCTAAAATGCGCTACTTGAAATGATTCTAAGAACTTAGTATTATTTCTTTGTGAAATTGCGTTTGTATTTTGTTCTTCTACTTCAAATCTTACTGAATATGGGTTGTCTAAATCGTAACCTTCTTCTCTTCTAGTTTCATAACAAGATAATGGTTGTGCGTTTACAACACCTAACTCATCATCAATATCTAAGTAAAGATAGTAATCACCATATTTGTTCATACCCCTTACCCAAGACCATAAGTTGAATTCAATGTTCAACACATCGTAAAATAAGTTTCTTAATGTTTTCTTTAATTTCTCATCAGATGATTTAACCCTAAGTACATCACCCATATCATTTTTAAGTGTACATTCATCTGAGTATATATCTAAGATTGATGAAATAATAGAATCTTTATCCATTGCTTCATAATCTGTATATAATTCTAATTTGTTTGAATGGTAGTTAAATCGTTCATTATATGTTTGCCAATTCTTTCTTGAGTTAGAACCATGCAATCTTCCATACCTATCATAGTATGCTGAACCTCTACGATTACCATCACTTTGTAATCTAGAAGAATCTACTACCTTTAACTTATCTTTACCGACTCTTCTTACAACTACCTGAGTTGAGAATAATCTCTTTAATCTACCGAATAACGAAGTATCTGCCATAATGCGTTTCTTTATTTATCACTTATAATATATAAATATACAAAAAATATTTTTAATATCCAAATTTTAGAGTAACCAACTTATATCTTCATCACCTCTACCAGTCTTAATCTTCCAAGCATCACTTGCTTTAGATTGATTTGATTTAAAAACTCCCTGCTTAGATGTTAAGGATAATGCTCTTTTATTTAGTTCTATTCCTTGTTGTCTTAATTTAAGTGCCGTATCTCTAACCCAAAGTCCGGTTGAAAATGATATTGTTAAATCATCGTTATATCCAGATTGAGCTTCAGCTCTATTACCATTCCATATAAAAACAAAAAGCTCTTCTATCAATCGTTTAGAACGAATAATAGGAACTCTTTCTCTCATATAAGTATCTAACTTTGAGATAACTAATGGACGTGTTCTACTAGTCATTGAGAAACCTGGCACCATTTGTGATTTATCTTTTAAATCATATGCTTTTTGTAGATGAATATCATCATCTATATATCCAAACTCTTTATATGAGTAATAAAGGTTTTTATAATTTCTATCAATTGCTTCTTGAATAACTGCCCATCCGATATTTGCGTTTTCAACTACTAACAATGCATCATTCCATTCGGTTGCAACGTTTACTAACATATTACCATATTCTTTAGTACCTATCTTACCTTTGTATTCTGCAACTTGTTCTACATTTACAATATCAAATACGTGAAATGCTGAATAATCTGCCCCATCACCTCTAGCTACATCGGCAACCACTAAATAATCTTTTGTATAATTTGGTTGTGACCATAACCAATAGTTATTATCGTAACCTCTTTTTTCAACTGGTTCTTGAACATACGTTTCTTCATACCATTGGAGTAGTTGTCCATCTACAACTGTATAACCAGAACTGATAAAATCACAATCACATTCCTGTGCTGCCATCTTCTCACCTAATAGTTGAGTTTGTTCTGCTCTCCACTTTTCATTTCTTTCAGGATGTACAGTCCAATGTAATTTGATTGGATTCCAACCATCACCCTCTTCACCCTTTAACCAAGTTTTATGAAAGAAGTTACCAACACCATTTGGAGTTGATAGTACGATTGCTTTTCCACCAGTAGATAATGTAGATTGAGCAGATGCCCATATCTCATCAATACCTTTAATGAATGCACCCTCATCTATAATCAACATTGATAATGCTTCAGAACGACCTGCATCACCACTTGCTGATGTTGCTTTTATTGTTGAACCATTTCGTAATCGTAAGGATAGTTTGTTATCTTCTTCGGTATCACCTCTTAACCAACTCGGTAAGTTCTCATGCATATACCTAACCTTAGTAACTAAGTTTTTAGCTACCTCTTGTTTGGTTGCAATTACCAATATGTTTTTATCTTCGTGAAATAACATCATCCATAAAGAATAACCTGCTGATAATGTTGAGATACCTAACTGACGTGATTTGAGGATTACATTGTATCTATGTACATCCAACTCATCCATAACATCTTCTTGGAATGGGTATAAGTCAAAAAGTATCTTACCTCTTTTTGGATGTTGGATGTAACAATACTTTTTAAAAAAGTAAACTGGGTTTTTAGCACATTTAACGTACTCTTCCCTAATAAGTTCTTTTATGTTCTTGCTCATTTCTTTCCCAATTTCCAAAGAAACTGAGTAGATATGATTGGTTGGAATTGGTCGTTTAATCCAATACCCAATCCAAATGCCTGCTTCTTCTTTGTTCTAAGTAATATAGAACCACCAACATAATTAAATTGTTTAGTTGTTCCATTTAAACCAAATCCTACATAGAATTCGTTTTTATTAATATACTTTGTTTCCGTTACAGTGGTTGTTGGGTAGATTAAATCGTAGATTATTTTTCTTGATAAAATTTTGTTCTGAGAGATAGTATCTTTAATTGTTAAATTCAATGAATCTAATTGTTGAAAATCCTCATAAACATATTTTGCGAAGTAATCCTCTAAAATAGATAGAGTATCAATTTTCTGAGTTAGTCTGATTGTATCAATCTCAGTTTTAATTCTAGTAACTATTTTAGGAACGTATTTTGTAACTTCTTTAGTAATGGTATCGTATTTCGTTTCTACCTTTGTGATAATAGTAGGCTCGGATGGGGTATCATCTACCCCACCAGTACCACTACATTGTCTTAGAAAAATTATTACTATAATTAATACTAAGATTATCAGATTCTTAAAATTTCCGAAATACTTTTCCATTTGCTACTCTTATTTTTTAGTAGCTGGTTTTCTTTTTTTGTTTGCAGGTTTTCTACCTTTTCGGTTTCCACCTTTTGCAGCTTCAACTACATCTTTAGATTGTTTAGCTAAGTTCTTACCAGCAGCTTTAACGTCTTTAAGTTCTTCTTTAACTCTCTTAACTCTACGTTTAACTTCTGATTTTACTTCTGCTACATCTTCTTTGATATCTTCAACTGTATCTTCTACTACATCAGGAATAAAATCTCCATCTCTATCTTTGATTTTTCCAGTGTATAATAATACTGCGTATGTTGCTGCTATAACTGCTACAACCCCTACGATAATTAATAATGTGTTCATAATTTACCTTTTTTGATTAAACTTTCTATACTATAAATATGGTAATATATTTAATAAACCTATTTACCACTTTCTACAAGACCAATAATTTGCTTTCCATTTTGGTCCAGGGTTATCACAATTCATTCTTGCTCTAAATGATTTTCTAGCAGCTGGATTGTTCTTTTTTATGTTCATTCCCTTTGCTCCAAAGTGAACTACTACAACATTTCCTTTTTCGTTCTTAACATATACTTTGAATTTTTTAGAATCACCTTGCATTGGTTTGTTAAGTTCTACTTTTCTACCTTGATATTCAGCTTCTTCAATTACTTCAGAAGTATTTTCTTTCTTCATAAGTTTGTAAGCCGTATGGCCCATCATTAAGATACCACTCTTAACAAACTTATCTTTATTAGATTGTTTTTTAAGTGCATCATATACTTGAACCATTAAGTTTGCTGAATTTATATCAACTCTTACCTTCTTACCACTCTTAGTATCTTTAATCAAATCGTTTTGTTTATTCTTTACAATTTTTCTTAATTGAGTAATTACTTCAGGTTCTTTAGCTTCATTTACTGATTCGTTTACACCTTTGAATCTTCTTTTAATATCGTTGTAAAATTTCTTATGATATTTTTTAGGAATATGGTCTGATTTTAAGTAATCATATAAATCTTGCTCATCACTCCACATTTGTCCTGCAGCTTCATGTTGTGTTGAACTATACCCAGCAGCGATATCTAACATAGTGTACATATCATTATGATTTAAACTTTCGTTTACTGATTCATGCATATCTTCGATAGTAGCTGCCATATCACCAATAGCCATAGTTACGTTTCCGTTTCTTTGATATAGATAATACTTAACACCTTTTGGATTTGCTGGGTTTTTTAGAATGATTCTTTCTACTTGAGCTTTACCAACTAAAGTTTTTCCTTTGGATACTACAAATTCCTTTTCAACTCCACCCCTCATTGATGAACCATACTTAATCGTAATCTTATCACCTTTTTTAAGTTTATCGTAAACCTTTAATCTTTTTTT